CTATATATGATGAATTCAATACCTTGGTAAACTTTAGAAGATACAAATGGAACTCATATGAAGACCAATATAAAGTAACCAACTATGAAGATGAAATAGGGAACACATATGGTGAAGTCAGGATATTTGGTATTGAAAACTTAATCGATGAAGATATAGAATATGTAGTATGGTGCGAGGGTGAAATGGACCGTATTATCAATGAACAATACGGATTCCCTTCAGCATGTCCCACTAGTGGTGCAGGGTCATGGCGACCAGAGTGGACTAAATACTTCAGAAATAAAAAACGTGTCTATATAGCACAAGATAATGATGAGGCTGGACGTATAGCTACACAAAAGATATGCGAGAAGCTATTTAGAATTGTAGATGTATATGTAGTACAGTGGCCAGACGATTTCCCAGAAAAGGGAGACATAACTGACTTCTATGTAAAGTCAGGACAGACCGCTGAGGATTTCCAAAGATTACTGGATAACGCTGTGAAATATATAGACCCTACACAGGAAGTAAACCTGGCTGATGAAACAGAGGCTAAGGAAGTTCACTTGGCTGACTCAGCTAATGCAGAATTATATGGGGCTAGGATAAGAGTACCAGTTATGATTTCAGGTAAAGATACCACACCGTATATGTGCCCTGAAGTAATCAAGGGATACTGCGGTGATGCAGCAGACGCAGATAATAAAAAGTGTAGTAGCTGTTATCTAGCAGCAATGGCAGGAGAGTATACAGTAACGCTTGGTGCTACAAATAAGGATACTATGAAACTTATCAAGTGTACTGAAGCACAACAGGAAGCTGTTATTAAAGAAATATTAGGAATAAACAAGTCTTGTCCGAAGCCTAGAATAACAATTGAAAAGTATATGAATATAGAAGAGGTTCGTATGATACCAAAAGCTGAAGCAAACTTTGGTTTCGCAAAAGAACATGAATATGTGGTTAGAACTGGTTATCATATCGGTAGGAGCCTTAAGACTAATGAGAGATACACCTTAGCTGGGTATATGTATCCTGAACCTCAGACACAGTACGCCACCTATCTATTTGATAAGGCGTATCCAGAGAAGAATATGATTAGTAACTTTGAAATGAGCGAGAATATCTACGATATGCTTAAAGTGTTTCAAGTTAAAGAAGGCCAAACCATTGAGGATAAGTTCAATGAAATACACAGAGACTTGGAGAGAAATGTAACTTATATTTGGGAGCGCCGCGACGTGGGAATAGCAGTTGACCTCGTATACCATACAGTATTAAACTTCTATTTCCAGGAGCAATTTATAACTAGAGGTTGGGGCGAGCTGCTTATCATCGGGGATTCAGGCCAGGCTAAAACTACACTTGTAGAAAGACTGATGAACCATTACAAACTAGGCGAACTACACTCTGGTGAGTCCTCAAGGCGTACGGGTCTAGTATATAATATGCAACAGAACAACAAGCGATGGTTTTTAGTATGGGGTGCATTCCCATTAAATGATGGCGGTCTTATAACTATAGACGAGCTATCCGGTCTTAGTGAAGAAGACCTAGCACAGATGTCCGACGTGCGTTCATCGGGTATTGCAAGAACTACAGGTGTTATAACAGCTGAGACCACGGCAAGAACTAGGGCCATCTATATATCTAATCCCAGGAATGGTAGGCAACTTAATGCTGAGACTTATGGTGTTATGTCCATACTTAAGTTGTTTGGTAAAACAGAAGACGTTAGAAGATTAGACCTAGCTATTGCAGTAGCATCTGGAGACGTCAACCCATCGCTGGTTAATAGAAGTCTAGACGATATCCCTACAGTACCTCACATATACACATCAGACCATTGTAATATGAGAGTATTGTGGGCGTGGAGCCGTAGACCTGAGCATATTAAGTTTGAAGACGATGCTGTTGCTACAATATTAAAGCTAGCAACACAAATGGGTAAGAAGTATACTTCTAGGGTGCCCTTAGTTGAGGCGGCCGACCAACGTATTAAAATCGCTAGATTATCAATAGCGTGTGCGTGTTGTGTATTCTCTACTACCAACGGGGAAGACGTTGTAGTTAAGAAAGAGCATGTAGAGTTTGTAGTTAATTTCTTGGATAGAATATACAGCTCCAAGAGTATGGGCTACGACAAGTTAAGTGAGCAAGAGAGAATTAACACAGATTCATCCGATGCTAATATTAATAAGTTACGAACAATGTTTGCATTATTACCATTACAAGACTTTAATGAAATGGTTAAGGTATTATACCAATTGCCATTCTTTAATAGATTTACTTTGGAAGACTATACAGGATTACCTAAGGATGACCTAAGATTATTGTTAAAATTCTTGACCAATAATCACCTAGTGGAGCGTGTTAGAAGTGACTACAGGAGAATGCCTATCGGAACAGAGTTCCTGGAGCATTGTATTGAGAAGCCATTCACACCCGATGAAATAGACAGGGCTAGAAGAAACTACTATTCAGCAGCTGAATACTAAGGGGGTATTTCTATGAGAATAGTGCATTGTAAGAAAGAACCTTACGATATTTATATCGGGCGGCCAGGTAAATGGGGCAATCCATATATAATTGGTAAAGATGGAACAAGGGAAGAGGTAATTGAGAAGTATGAAGATTGGGTAAGAAGCAGTCCAACTATGATGCGAGCATTACATCAACTGAAGGGTAAAGTGTTGGGCTGCTGGTGCCCTCCAGGAGTGCCGTGTCACGGTGAGGTACTATTGAAACTGATGAAGGAGCAAGGCATTGAATAAAATCTAAAGGGGGAATATTGTCATGGATATTACGAACATGACCAAACGATTATTGTTAAAAGTGCTTATGATATTGTGGTAATGGAAGAAAGTGAGAATGTCCAACTATTAGGCAATGTTTGGGATAACCCCGAACTGCTGAAGGAGTGATAGAAATGATTGAAAAAGCCTACAAAAACAAGTATATGGTTACATGCGACAATTGCGGAGACGGTCAGGAGTTCGACAGTTGGGCTGATGTGATGGAATTTATGAGAGAAGAAGGTTGGAGAAAGAAATTGGTTGGCGGAGAATGGGAGCACTACTGTCCGGAGTGTCAGGAAAGCGAGGGAAAGGAAGGATGAATGATATATCATTTATTCTCAAACAAGCAGTAGGATACTTATGTGGCTTTGTGATAGGTATAAGTATGTGTAAAATGTGCGAGTGCATAATCGGGCTTTTTGAAAGCGTAAGAAAGCGAGGTTGAGGAAGAAGGCATTGAATAAAATCTAAAGGGGGAATAAATAATGGATGTATTAAAGTATCTTACCAATTGTAATATATTATCTACAGTCACTCAGGAAGAAGATGAGAAGGAATGGTTGGCCAATAGAACCAGAGGTATTGGCGGCTCAGATGTTGGTGCTATATGCGGGGTCAATCAATACTCAAGTGCTAGATTAGTTTATCTTAAGAAGACTGGACAGTATCAAGACGGCGAAGACGAACATAGTGATGCCGCACTAGAGAGAATGCACTTTGGTCATATGCTAGAACCTGTTGTAGCTAATGAATATGTAAGGAGAACCGGTAACAAGGTTGTAGTATCCCCAGCGACGCTTACACATAAGGACTACCCATGGGCGATTGCCAATGTTGACAGGCTTATAGTAAATGATGAAGGTATACCATATGGTATATTGGAGTGTAAGACAGCTGGTGAATATATGGATGATGCTTGGTCAGAAGGTGATGTTCCTATAAGCTATCTATACCAATTAAATTGGTACCTATGGGTCACGGGATTAAAATACGGTGTTATAGCGTGCTTAGTTGGGGGCAACAAGTTTTACCATTATGAAGTATGGAGGAACGATGAATTATTGAAAGATGAGATATTCCCAAAGGTTGACAGGTTCTGGAACTACCACGTTAAGAACTTGATTGAGCCTGAGTTAACTGGAACAGATGCGGATTCCGAGTACGTAGCTAATGAAAACTCAGAAGTAATTAAGGGCTCTGAAATAGTTTTAGAGGATGCAACAATGAATGAGCTAGCTGCTACGATTAAAGAATGCAAAGCAAAGATTAAAGAATTAGAAGCAACTGAGAAGGAAGCTGCGAATAGATTGAAAGATGCGCTTAAGAACAATGAAATAGGTTATACTCAGGACCATATCATAAAGTGGTCACCTAGAAGTCAAAGTAGAGTAGATACTACAAAATTAAAAGAGAAGTATCCAGAGGTTTATGCAGACTGCGTCAAGCAAATAAGCTTT